TTTTCACTTCCAGAACGTAAAGACGTTTTTCAAGTGGCAAATCGAAAGTAAATTCCACCTCATTAGTGTAAGTATTCACAAATTCCTTTGCTAAATAATACACTAAAAAAGCAGTATCACTTTCAGTAGCTATCATTTGCATTTGTAACTGATAGAAATACTTTTTATCCACTTCGGGCCGTTCGGTTACAAGTTCCATAAACGTCAGCGGTTGCGGACATTTAATATCACAGACTGAGATAATATCTAACCCGTCATAAAGTACGCCGTCAGGACTTGCCCCTGCTATGGGTGAGATTTCAAAAAACTCTTTAGCGGTGTAAGTATATGGCACTCCTGAGACTTTCACCCACGCTTCAAAGGCTTCAGGCTCAGTCATTATTCCGTGTTCCATTTCCTTGCTTGTGATTTGCTTACGATACCCGGTAGCCTGTTCGACTGCTTTTTCTAAGATATAAGTCTTTGCAGTCTCAGACCAAGCCTCGGTTTTCTTCCGAGGTTCGGTCATCAACTTCCACACTTCAGAGGCGGTAAATCTTCCGGTTCTCATATTAACTGTAATTGTTTAGGTTGTTTAATTTCATTTTCTAATTTACGCTTATTTTTTATTTCTTTAAATTTAATATAAGCATCTGATTTTGGTTGTGTTTGTCCTAATCCTTTACACCAATAATCATTTCTTAAAATAACTCTGCACATTCTTTTCCAAGATGGAACCCAACATTTAACTTCCAAATCGTGTGGCGCTTCATCAGGTATTTGCTTATATCCTCTATCTTTCCATCCTGAAATAAATTTTACAAATCTTTCTTTATAATGATCACTTGTTTTTTTAGGCATTGTCTTTAAAAGAAGATTGCAAAAAGATTCCCAACTATGTCCTTCTGGTTTAGTTATTTTATCATATCCTGTAATATTTCCATTCTCCTGAATATATAGCGCACCACTATTTGCACCATTTACACGTGCTACTAATTTATACCAAGTGTCTGGTTCAAGTATATGATATAACCAAAGTCCACGCCTCTGATCATCTCCATAAGGCTGACAAAGTCTTTGTTGGCTCAACTTAACTCCAGCACGAGTCATTTTATCATAAACTCTATTGTGTGGTAAATGTTTATTTTTACCGTGGAAAACCCAAATATCCTCTGTTTTCCAGTCATAAATTGGGTAAATGTTAAACAGATATTTAGACACTCTGGTAGTCCATTTCCATTCTTTATACATTAAATTTTCTTTACGACTTACAATAGCTCTGTATCTGTGAAGACTTTCATCAGCCCTGATTCCAATAAATGCTGCACATTTTTCTTTTTGTGCATACCATTCACCAAATAGAACCATAAATTCCTCAAACTCCATTTTAGGTTCATAGAAATCATATTGAAATAAATTTGATTCATATTTAGGCTTTTCTCTTACCCAAACATCTTTTTTATCATTATCCCAACAAATCCATCTTGGCTGATAATTACTTACTGCATTTCTTAAAAGAAGTTCAGCGCATATCCAATGCAAATCAATATAATCTTTATACATATCAATTATTTGTTCGATATGTTTAATTGTATCATTATACTGAGCTTCAAGATCAATAATTAAAAAACCAACTTTTCTATTTCTTTTTTTAGCCTCATTTAAAACTATATGAGACATTACAGAACTATCCTTCCCTCCAGAAAAACTGATATATATTTTATTGAACTCATCAAATACCTTTGAGACTCTTTCAATAGATGCCTCAAGTACATTTTTTTCTTGATATACTTTTGTTGCCATTAGTAGATATTTACTTGTCTTCCAATTGATAAAGCATCTTCCATACTTATTTCACTTCTTCCGTTATTAGTCATCCATTTGTTTAAATACTCTAAAGCAATTTCATTTGCGTGTTCTTGTTGCTCTGGAGTTAATCTATTAAATCCGGAACAGTATTTAGATGGTATTTTAGTGGCATAACACACAGAAGCCTGGCCTAACCAAGCAATTCTATTCATTGCTTTATTTGTTAAATAATGCTCACAGGAATTCTTCCAATCAGTAATTACTCCCTGAAGTGCAGTTTTAAATTTATAATCATCTGATAAAAAATCTGCATAAGCCTGTTCACACTCATCCTGAGTTAATCCGTCAAATTTAGAAGCATAAAATCCTGCCTTATGACATTCCCATTTATCAAATGTGTGAAATATTCTATCTGGATCACTTGTATTTACAGTTCTGAATTCATCGGAATCAACATCATCTGTTATTGGTTCATACTCTACCGCATCACTTGATTCCCAAGATTTAGAAAAATCAGCATCTGTAAATAAATGTTCTAATCCAGTAATTTGACAAAGTCTTAAAATCTCATCTTCATCCATTCCAAGTTCACGAGCAATTCTATTATTTGTCCAATTCCTATTTTTTAACTCCAAAACAATTTCACTCATTGCATCAATCTGATGTTTACCTCTTGCTCTATTATGGCGAATTGTTGAAGCTATGCGGTCATTTTTACCACTTTGCTCTTTTCTGATTACAACAGTTGGAAGAAATCCTTTAATTCTTTGATTAACTATTTTTGATTCTTTACCTACTCTGTTTCTATGAAAACCGTCAATAACTTCTATTTTACCTTTATCATCATTTTGCCAAGTTACAATAGGTTGAGTATAGCCATCATTCATTATTGATATCTCAAGAAGTTCCATTTCTGGAGGTGCTACTTTATTTGGATTATAATCATTAGCTACTACTTCCGTATTAATAACCCATTTAACAAAATCAACAGGCTCATTTTTAAATGGACTAAGATTATGAATATGCTCACGCAGTTCATTTATATAATTAACTTTTTCTTTTAAATCATCAATATTCAAAAGATTAATAATTTGATTTTTTATTTCTTGTATCATTTGACTTTTGTTTTTTGTTCTGCAAATAATTTCTTCAGTCGATCATCGTTATCTACCTGACTTTTGTTCTGGTTGTAAAGTTCAGTCAGTTCAGCTAACGTCTTGCATCCTTTGATAGTGTCACCCCAGTCGTCAGAGTGGTTATTTAGTGCGTCTTGGTCTTTGGTATCATCCAAAGCGAATAGATTTCCTAAAGCGTATTTCCCTGCGTATGATGCAGTCGCTCCAGTGATTTGGGATTCGTCCATACCCTTTTTAGTTTCAGCCTCCCTTGCCCATCCTGTGGCTTCATAGCGTTCCTTGCCGTCTGTTAGAATAGCCGTTGCCTTGATATAAAATCGGTTTCCTAATAAAACGACTTCATCCTGAACGGTGATAGAAAATCCGAGCGAGTTTACGACTTGTTTTACTGCTTCTAAAATGTCCTCCTTTGAGCGGTATTTATATTTACCAAAAGAGTTGAAATTGGACTTTGGAGCCTTTACGAGATTTTGAATTTCTGCGAGTTTCATAGGTTTTCGATTGGTAGAGTTACTTCGATTTCTAATGGGATATTTTTCTTTGCTCGTTGGATACATTCTTTGAGCATTTCAAACTTTTCCTCATCGTTTAAATAAGCACGGACTGCAAGATGTTTTCCGTCTAAGGTAGCCTCCCAGAGACCGCCTTTTTCGTTTTTGTGTTCAACTATTCTTATCATAGGTTTTGTTATAAAATTCTTCAGCGTATTTATAACCGAGAACATCGGCGTGTTTCCGTAGAAACATCATTTTGTGTCTCGTCTTCCTTGAAGCGAATAACACAAGCCAATAGGCGTTTTTAGTTAACCAGATCATTTTGTATTAAGGTATGTTCATATAATTCTACTAACCAATCTTCAGAGATTGTTTCAGCGATTAGAAGAGTATCGCCTTCTCTCACTAAGCAATTCCTCCACGGAAGTTGTCCTGTTTCTACAATCTCTTTAAAAGCGGAGTAAGCAATCATTGCTCTGAAGTAGGCTTGGGTTTCGGTCTCTCCGTTTTTATCTGTCACTGACACGGTGTACATTTTCATTGGAATATAGTTTGATATTTGACTTTCTTTCTTTCAAGATAAGACTTCCCTCTGAGACCTGGAAACTCTTCCTGTAATTTCTGACGGCATCGACGGATACTTTCCGCACTTGTAAATTCCTTTTTTGAGTACTTCAGAAGCCATTCAAAACTTGTCAGAGTTCGGTCGGTTTCTTGGTACCAAATCATAGCCGTCAGTAGTTCGTCTGAGTCCCTTGTTCGTGGGTCTTCGTTTAGCAGTTTTAAAACTTTGTCGATTGTTTTCATTACGTTTGATGATGCTAAGTAACATTAAAGAAATTCTTAAAACAATAGTTTAATCAATTATTTTCATCTTTTTTTTAAAAAGTGCGAAATCAACCAAAAAACGCATATTTTAGGGCTATGAATTTGACAAAAAAC